GGCATGAAAACTGTAACATCCGTTAAACGCGCATCCGCCGGTAGAATACCGATACAGATAGAATCATCTGTATCAAGCGCAGATGTGAAAGCGTAACTATCAATCCACACTTTCTCTACACTTTTAATATAACCAGCTTCAATACAGTAATCACCTGATCCGCCGTTTTCGTACTTTGTCATATTTACTGCTTTTAATGCTGACATGTTATCACTCCTTCCCGCCTATAGCGGTGTCTGGGGGCAGCTATACCGCCCCGCTGACCGGTTATTTACATTACGCTCTGATCTTTCTGATGCGAGATTCTTCCAATCTAACCGCACCACAATTCAGCTCGTAGTAGATCTGCCAAGAGTACGAAAGATCGCTTCTCTCATCAGTTCTGACTAACGGCTGGTCTGCCATCGCAAGACATAGAGCGTTCTTCTGATATACTAACCCTTCTATCGCAAGAGTTGTATATGCACCTATCCGAGTTGACATGATCCAATTGAAGCCCATGAAGGTATTAATCTCGCCCCTTACAAGAGCCTTAACTGATGCATAATCAGATGATGTCATGCTGCTATCTTCCAATGCAGATGCCAACAGAGTCGGAGTTATTACCAAGAACCTATCTTCTTGCTCAACATCGTTATCATCCAGCTCTTTCTTCATATCAGTTATATTTGTTAGAAAAAGTTGGCTGGCAGTAATAACAACAGTTGCTGTGGTAGGAGCGGTAGTCGAACCAGTTTCGCCACTCGCTGTAGATGTTGACATAGCTGCCGCAATAATCACATCATCAATCTTACGACCAAGTGATCTGGCTGCTGCTATGGTGTAAGCACTCCGAGGATCGGAGATACTTTTTAACTCATCCCCGCGATCAAGCATGCGGTTATCGTGATAATCAAGCATAACGCCCATTCTACGAGCCAATGCCGGATCGTTATTCGGTGTTACTACATTCCTTCCACCCTTCGTACTCATCGACCATTCACCGATCTGATCTTGGAAGAAGGTTTTACCGCGTACATTAGGCTTTAAGTAAACTGTGCCTAACAGCTTTGAATACTTCTGTTGCGCCAACTGCATGATGTTCTGACCATACGCTTGTGCATAGATTTCATTCTGTGTGTCTGCCACTTCAATCATCCCCCTTTTAAGTTAAACAACCTTTCTTTGCTAATGATCGATTGCCCTCAAAAAGAGGATCTCACATCGCGTTTTCGTGCGATTGTAGGGCTATCTCAAGTTATCCTACCTTACCAGCGCTGTCTGGGGCTGTGTTAAAGCTTATCCTTTCCTGCGCGAAGAACTACCTCTACCAGCACCACTACCTCTGCGTACCGGTTTCGGATCACCTTTCTTACCTACTCGCGGCGTACCGCCGCATGAACCCTTTGCCATCTTAATCACCTTATCCTTTCTTACCGCGTGATATACTTATCAATCTATTCACCTGATCTACAGCCATATCATGATCTTTATTCGTAGCTTTCTGATCGTTATATGGATGCTTCGGATCGTTCTTAATCTTAGTGATCTCGTCTGCCGCTTCATCCGGTGATACTGAGAACTTCTTATACTTGAACTCACCGATCTTATTCTCTTGGAACTGCTCGCCGATCTTAGCTAAGAACTTCATACCTGCCGGATCTTTGGATAATGTAGCTGTCAAGAAATCGCCCATATCCTGATCATCAGCGAATTTAGCTATAACCATCTCGCCTAACTCTACATTAGCCGGGAAAGCATCGCCCCATTCTGCCCGGAGCGCGTTGATGTTCTCATTCATCTTATCCTGTGCTGCTTTAAGATGGCCGGCGTACACGCTACCTGCGCCATCTGTATATGTTTTCCATAACCCTTCAGCCTGTGTAGGTGTCAATCCGTTAGCATGCGCGATCACCGCAAACGAATCTCTATCAAAGCTCATACCTTTCATATCTTCAGGTAAGCTGGGTTCTGATAACTTGTAACCCTCAGCCTTGTCCGGGATACCTAACGCTTTGTTGAATCGCGAGATACCTTCCAGATCGTCTGGCCCTTTAGGGATAGGTACTTTCTCGTTACCTAAGAGATGCTCTAACTCTACATGACTCTTAACTGCGTTCTGTAATCCTTCAGCTGTATCCTCAAACTTCTGCATCGCTGGTGCGCCTGAGAGATCCTCGCCTAACTTACCCTTCCAACTGAACGATCCTGTTTCTACATTTGGTGATACTGTTGTTTCTGTCGCTGGTGCTGCTGGTGCTGTTGTTCCTGCTGGTGGTGTTATTTCGACTTCGGGTGTCTGGTCTTGATTACCCATGCCCGGATCAAGATTATCAGCCATTTGATTGCTCCTTCTGTTGTGCCACCTGAACGATATGTTCCGGTGAATGTTTGAGCAAGGTTTTGATCGTAGCCACTACTTCTCGCCGCCCTGCATTTATCATGATCCTGTCTTTACTATCAGGATCGAATATACTCTCATACCAGCCGCACGCTTCTTCAAGGAAAGCTAATACTTCCTTACCAGCTGGTGTATTGAATACTATATGTATATTTGATTGTAACCCTTTAACCTCATTCACATCGGTGAAATCTATCATCTTACACCACCGCCTGTAGTCTGAGCTGCTGTTGCCAGATCTTTATCACCGGCTGCTGCATCTTTACCGGCTTTAGCCATCGCGCCTGCCATGAGTATCTTCTGTTCCTGTGCCTGTGCTTCAGCTCTACCTTCCCGGATCTCTTGTACTTCAGAATCATCCCGGAGTACCTTAACCGGCGCACCGAGTATATCCCAAGCTTCATCTACTGTACGATCTGTTGAGATCTTATCAAGTACATCTGGCTGGATCTGTGCCATCTGGCCTACTAATGTCAATCCGTTCATAAGCGAATTAAGCTCACTTCGTTTCTGTGCCTGCGCTAACTGCGATACATAGTCTATATCGAATGATGGATCGTCTTGCAGCGCTTCAGGTAACGGCGGTAACTTGCCAGATCTATACAAGATCCCTATAGTCCGGATAACGATTGGATTCAGTACCTCGCCCATGAACCTACCTACTGCCGGGCCGAGCATAGCCATCTTCTCGTTAATCCGTTCCTGCACTTCAGGGTTCTGCATCTGTTTAGTGATATTCTCGAATGTTAAGAAGATGTCGTTATACATCAGGCTCTTGATCTGCTTAGTGTAATACTCTACCGCTGCCATACCTGTAGCCGGATCTCCATCGTTAGCGAATGAGAATATGTCTTTAGCTGTATCCATCTTGGTTTTCTTATAATAGTTAAGCGCTCTTGGGTTACTATTGAACGGCATGATGAAAGCGTTATGCGGTACAGCTATCGGCGGATCTGTTTTCTTCATCATCGCCCTGAGATTGGTCTTAGCGATCGCGTTAAGTAACCGCGCGAATGGTAGAGCTTTCATAGCCGGTGAGAATCCCCAAGGTATGAACGGCCGTTTATCGAATCTATGTGTCATTACCGGGAACTCATGGTATCCACCTTCTTCGATGATCTCTTTGTTATCTACATCGATCCATTGTGCCATCACCGGTAGGTTAGCTTTATCGCTCTTAGTAACATCCCGGACATCCCTGTTAGCTATGTGCAGCAGGAACTTATGCTTCTTGTTACGATCAGGGCTTTCTATCTCTCTGCGCATGTTATCTGTTAAAGCTTCTTCGCCCCATCTCGTAGCTGCTTGTTCAGCTGTGTACTCAAACTCTATGTAATACTCTATGATCCGGCCTTTAGCATCTTCAACGATACATGCCTGATTAAGCGGGATCGAGTAGAACCTTACAGTATCTTCAAGATCATCTTCTTCTAAGAGTATCGATGTGCCGTACACGCCTGATGATTTGTAGCCGGGATAGCTCTGCGCGTAGAAGTTACTCTTATTCAATGTGTGATAAACCTCATCGGATACATCATCAAGGAAATCTGTTACCTCTTTATTATCTACCAGCCGGGGATCTTTAGATCTCAAGCGAAACCATTTAGCTGTAGGCGGTGTGAGATAGTTCATGAAGCCTGATGCCAGTACATCCGGCGCTTCAAGTGTAGTCGAGTCGTAGAGCCTGTTGGTATCCATCTCCGTACCGGGATAGTATGATCGGTTGATGTCTGGACTCTCGATATAGAAGTATGAGTGCAGATCCTGCCAGTAACTCTCAAAGTTCGATCGTGTACCTTTAAGCTCGCTGTATCGCCTGATCTGTTCTGCAACTGTCTGTACCATTATAATCTCCCTATGAAATGATGCTCCATCGGAACGAAACCTAACTGCCTATACAAATTGAACAACTTATCTTTCTTAGAGTTCTCCATACATACCATGATGATCGCTGTGTATCCCTTATCCTTGAGTATCTTCTTGACTTCGTTTAGCATGAACACGCCAGCGTTCCTATACTCTTTAAGCACAAACCAGATCATCTCATGCCAAACCTTATCGCCACTCATCGGTGCGTTTACTGGCTTACCAGCTACGATCCCTACAGCTTTACCATTCCTTACCAGTAAATAGATCTAGTCTTTGATTTCTTCTACAGTTTGTCTGAGTACCTCAAGATTCAACTCTATACCAAACTCACTCAACGATTCCTCTTGGAACTTCTGTACCATCCATTCAAGATCTACTTTATATTTATCTGAGTACAACTCTATCATTATTCCCCTAATAGTTTCTTCTTCTTAGCTGTCTTTGTATCGTCTGCTGATTGTAATGATTGTCTTGCGACTTTAGCTTCCCCAGATGTACCTAACGGCGATGTCCTAATAGTAGCTGTACGACTTGAAGCTACCTGCCGAGCCTGTGCTGCTTGATTGGATTTAGCTGCTGCTTGTGGCTGGCCGGGTAAGTTAGGCATATTGACACCAACAGCTTTAGCTCCACCTTGTATCCCAGCATAAACTGCATACCCTGCACCGGCGATAGCTGCCGCGCCTAAGCCTGTAGCAAATGCGCTAGTTACAGCGATACCGCCAACTGTACCTATAGTTGCCATCGTTGCACCTAAAGCTAACCCTACACCTGTGAATAACATAACTCCCCCTTATACACCAGCAACACTAAAGAGATTGTCCTCTTTGCTGTATTGCGGCTGTTTGGCTTCATATTTACTCTCTTGATCGTATCGGAACTCACCTATCTGACTAATTGCCATGATTAACGCATCAGCGATATTAGGACTCTTAACGCTATGCGGCGGTTTACGCATCACATCTTTACTGATCAGGATCTTACGCTGGTAGTTATCGTATTTATACTTGAGCGTACATAACTCCCGGATAGTTTCTTCATCAGTTATACAGATATGGCCATCCTCGACCATCTGCTTGAGCTTGTACACATTAGCTGTCCGGACATTACCATAATCCTTGTTCTCTTTATATCCCAGCTTCAGGTTTCTAAAACCTACAATGTACTCAAGCTCCCGGCCCTTACTAAGAGTATCAAGCGGCCCACCACCGATCCCATCTTCATCGATAACAGCTCTATCTAATACCTGCTCATTTGAAGTAGTGAATATCCGGCCGGTAGTGTAATTGAGATCTTTATGATCCCATTGATCATGATAGGTCATTTCCCAATGGAGCGATCCCATCTGCATGATGGTAACAGCTGCGCACTTATCATCCCCATAACGCGCCACATCGAAACCACCTATCTTGATCCCATAACCTTCGCGCAGCGGGTGATGGTTATGTCTTGTTTCTTTCAGCTCTTTATACACGAACACACTATCTTCTGTCTGATGTAACGGATCACCCATCCAGATATGCGCGTAATCAGCTTCGCTCTTAGCCTTACACTCAGCGGCTTCTGTCTTTAACGCTTCAGTACAAAATGGGTTCTCATCGAAATTGATATGTATGTGCAACGCATCCGGCCTGTTCTGGCAGAACTCAAACACCGGATCGTACTCAACATGCCTGTTCATAGTGAAATAGATCTTAGCCTT